CCTCTGTATACTGTGTTATGAAATGTTCATTATTATTATAAGCATTCTCAAAAAAGTGAGTACCAATTATTCTACCAGTAGCTGCATTCTTCTTAGTCTTTCTAAACCTATTAACAGTACCATTTTCAATTAAGTGACCGTGCCAGCCTTTGTATCCGCCACTTTTCTTAGCACCAACTAAGATTGCAGCCTCATTTGCTACTGCTATACTTCCTATAGACCTTGCTAGATTACCAGTTTTTCTAGGAACAGTGGCTTTAGCTTCGGCTATTATAGGCTTAGCAACCTTCCTAAATGCAGTTAAAAATATCTTTCTCTGATCAGCACTTGACAAACCATCAAAGAAATCCCTAAGAGCATCAATTTGAGTAGTATTTACAGTAATGTCCATTACTTAATCTTCTTTATAATATTATAAGCATCATCTATTTTTGCAAACCTAATTGCTTCACCACTTTGAATTTTCGTAGCAACATAATCCAACAACTCACACATATTATCTAGCGAACTTGCTGACCAACTATAATTATGAGTATAAAATACTGTCCATCCTTTAGTAGCAATAGCCCGATCAATAGTATTCTTTGCATTAGTGAGATCAGTTGCATTTGTAAAATCATTAGCATACCTACCCAAATTACAAGGAGTAGCAAGTGGTAATTGATTAATATGATCTGAACCAGCGGCTCGCCAAGCAGTCTTAAAATATTTTGGTGCGCTCCCTTGAGTAATTAAATCATATGCTCCACCGGGATATATTTTATGATCTGATACATAATTATTATTAGTCATATAATCTACAACTGCATTATAATATGTATCTAATTCCTCATTTGTATAATTTTCTGATGTGTCGTGAAATCCTTTTCTTTCTGTTAACTCTTCACCTATTCCGGGTGTATGAGCAATAATTTCGTGACCATTATTAAGTAACATAGTATCATTATCAGACTTAGTTATAAGATCAGAAAACACTATAGCTCTTGTTAATTTAATTCTTCTATCATTATATGAATTAACTATAGAATCCAGCTCATCAGCTTCCATACTATCAAATACAATAGAAAATAATGCAGAATTTAAATATTCATACTTATCAAATAGACTATTAATAACTATTTTATGATCATCTTCTATATATACGTCATCCTTAAAAATGACAAGATCACTTATGACATTATTATCCTTATATGCCTTCCATCCGTAACCAAGAGCGTTGTGTAAATACTGTGGATATAAAGTTGGTGTAAACGGATTATATACGTGATATTCTTCAGTCTTTGATTTATTACAATAATAATAATGAGTATTGATAGGTTTTAAGTCTGTATATCCTCTTGGATGTGGGGTTCCGTCATCATCAAAAAAGAATCCTCTTTGTTCATCATTAAGTATTAACTCTCTTACTACATTATTATCATCACAGTATTCAGTACCATTTGATACAAATTCATCATACTGTTTAAATCCTACTCCAAAATGATTTAATTGAGTTTGTTCTATCAAATAAGTCTTACCAGAAACACAATACCCTTGATTGATATAATCTGACCAGCATCCTTTTTGATCAGCACTAATCAAAGCCTCTGGTAATTCAATATCAGCTGCATACTTCAATAGAGTTTTACCATCTTGTGTATATTCTAATTCTCTTCCCAATGCATCTATAGTACCAGCTATATTTGATGGTACTATTTCATATAGTCTTAATTCTGGATCATAAAAATCAAATGTATCACTCACACTTGGATTAGAAGAACCTAATTCAAGTGTAGTATTTGTAGCAGTTTTAACATAATCAAATGAACCATTTCCAACTATCCGGTTATTATTAGTTACATTAATATCAAGATTACTTATTTGTAATCCACCCCATAAACCATTACTTTCAAAGTTTTCTATTCGTATTTTGAATCTATATGTCTTTCCGGTAGTCATTGCGGTATATCGTCTCAACCGGAAGTTAGAGTTAGCGGCTCTTGTATATCTGCATCCTAACCCATCTGGTGTAGGCTGTAAATATCTATCTGCTGATTGAGCATCTCCTAATGATACGCCACTGAATATTGCTGTATAATCGTCTACAGAACCAGTCCAAGATGTAACATCCCAGCCTATAACATTTTCAGAACCAAGATTATATCCATTCTGTAGTAAATAAAAATAGTTATGTTGTACAGTAATGTTACCTTCAGCCAAGGTAGCACATACAGCGTGATGACCATTACCAGAGACATCAAATGATCTCGTAGGAAGATTGGTTTCTAATTTAGGCTCACAAAATGGGATTATAGCCCATACTTCACCAGACCTTTTAATAGTTACTCCATAAACAGTCTGAGTAGCACCTATTCTAAGTGTACCATTAGTAGGAATAGTTGGTGTATCACTACCATCTATCACTTCTACAGTATCAGTGGTTAATAAACCAGTAATAGTATAATCCAAGTTAGCACCATTACCAGTTCTAGCAGATGCATTTTTAAGAATAATATTATTATTATTACCAGATTTATCTGTCCAAGTGTTTGAAGTGAAATCAAAAGTATCACCCCAAAATATCATATCTGATATATAATCTTCTAATGTACCGGAAGGTGAAGGACTAGGTTCTATGGATTCAGCATATGTAAGCGCACTCTTCTCTAGTAATATTCTCAAACCTTCTTTCCTACCTAATATCTCAATATAATCAATATCATAAAAATAAGAAGAATCATTGATCCTAACCTTCATTGTTTCTACTATCTCCGGTCTGTATCTAACAGTAAGTTCAATTGCCTTAGAATAAAATTTCTCATCACTAGATAATGTCTTTGCTCCGCCAATATATCTAACCTCACCTCTAGTAGTTATTGTAGGAGAAGACCAACTATCAACAGAGGCATTATATTCATCTCTAGTTGTAGTCTTAGAATAAAAAACAACTCGTTCTAATAAATTACCACTTCTCATATTATTATTCTTCTACTCGTCCAATAACCCAATTTTTATAAGGTGCTAATAAATATTTATATCCAAATGGCACTTCTACAGCATTAACACCAATTAAAATAGGTTCTCTAATAGCATAAAAGTGACCTATCATCAACATCATAGCGTGTTTTAATGGCAGTGGGATATTATCACTTTCATCTTCTAATGTAGCTAGATCAGTTTCAATTTCCAATGCTACCACAGCTTCTACCAAATCAATCAGACTTGTTATATAGGTATCATCTGTATCATAGTCTACCCTAAGATGATCTTTTGCCTCATTAAGTGTTATATAAGCCATTTGTTAAATTATTAAGATTAATAAAAAGGAAGGTAAGGGGGAGTTACCCCCCAAACCTTATATATAATGAAAACACAAAGAAAAATTACGACAGCTTTATAGCAGTCGAAGCAAATGAGTATGCATAATCATCTGGATCAGTTGTAGCAACTGGTTCATCAGTTTTATAAGAACCTCTCAGACCCTTAGCATCAAAGTAAGCATTGATAACAATACGAACTTGACCTTCAGATGCAACTGTATAAGGGTCACAGTTATATCATAACCACCCCACTGTGCAATACAAAGATCAGCCCAGTTACCGAAGATAAGCAGATCACCACTATCATCATCACCGGCAATGTTTGAACAGCTATTTGTAACAAATACCGGATATCCGTTCATAGTGTTACCTTCTAACAGTGATTCTGTACCAGATACAAATACTGCAAGACTAGGATCAACATTAGTATATTTCTGAATACTCTTCAGAATACCACGTCCACCAGCATTAGTAATATATGCTAACTTACCAGTAGCTGCATTAGCTGTATCAACAGCAGTTTCAAGCCCTACAATAGTTGACCAATCTGGCACAACTGAGTTAGCTTTTGTATCAGCACCAGTAGTAATTTTATAACCCATACCTTGAGGTTGTGTATCACTACCAGCAGCAACACCAAGAATAGTAGATTCAAGTTTCCTTGCTACAGCACTTGCAATATTATCAAGTAACATCCTTTCAGCACCAACTGAATCTTGAGCTAAGAACAGCTTAGATACATCCAGTTTTGCAGTAATTCTCTTCGGAGAAAGGTTTACTTCACTAAAAGAACCAGCACCGTCATCAGCTGCCGTAACCTCACCTTTCCAAGCTACAGTAGTACCACTGTAAGAAGGAACAGATACATTACCTACAAGCCCTTTAAGAAAAGTAGCACCAGCTTCAGCAAGCACTAATTTTGATTCAAGCGGAGGCATAATAGCCATTTTATCTTCAGATACAATTTCTTGACCTTGAGCAGCTGTGCCAGCTAAGATATCAGCCCTATATTCAGTAGGTAATACAATGTCACCAGTATTAGTAAGTCCACTCTTCCTCATTTCTTCTTTACCTTGAGTAAAAATAGAAAGAGCCAGTTCATTATGATTCCTACCTTCAAGTTTGTTATTAATAGCCTCTATTAATGAAAATCGTTTTTCCATATTTATATTTTTTATAACGTTATCTTTTTTATTAATTTTTTCTCCATCTTGGAGATTTCTTTGACTCTGTTCAATCTCTTTATCCAGAGTCTTTATTTTATTTATATTGTCCTTAAAGAGCTTATCTTCTTCATCATTTAATTTTCTTGTTTCAGTTTCAGCTTTAGCAAGTAATTCTTTATTTGCATCAAGAAGGTTAGCTCTTTGGTCTTTTAACTCCAATATTGACATAATACTTAATATTAAATTGTTAAATCATTAAGTGTTTCTCTTAATCCAGCATAATAATCTGTTAACTCTTCAGTATTTGAATCAATCATAGGCTCTACAGTAGTATTCTCTATTGTAGGCTTGTTATCCTCTCGTACCTCATTATCTTCAGTTTCTTTTGCTCTAAATTCGTCAAAACTCCTAACAGCAACAGTTGTATCTTGATAAGCTCCAGTATAAACCGGAGATATATCAAATATCCTTTCAAACTTGGTAATAGTTCTTATATATGTACCATTACTATCTTTAGACCACTTCTGACCAGTTTCATTTACATTAAATGCAAAAGATGATCCTCTAATATCACCTCTTTTAATACCTTCTAAGACTTCATTTCCTAAGTCAAAGTTTGGAGCAACAAATGAATACTTAACACCTTTAGCGTCCTTAGTTAATTGTAATGAACCACTACCATTAATAGACCTTGCAAGTACACCTCTATTAATGCTATGATTTAATACAGACATAATATCAGATTTTTCTAATACACCGTCTACAGCCTCTGGAAGTATTAATTCTCTGAATCCTCCTAAGTCTTCTGATAAGCTATTAAATACAATACCATATCCTTCTATAATTCTTGAATCAGCTATAGCTCTAACTTCAGCTTCACTATAATCCAAGTGTCTTATTTCCTTATCCATATTATTTTTCATTTTTATTAACCGTCTTATTATGTTTGGATAGTGGTAACATATTAACTGGTAAGAAAACTTCATCACCACCTTCAATTTCCGGTTGTCCTATTTCTGATCTAAGTTCATTTATAGTCAAACCTCCAACACCCCACATCTTACTTAAATAGTTAGCTCTAGCATCTAGATTAGCTCTTAATAGATTATTAATATCTAATTGAACTCTAGTAACTCTTTTTAAAGATGGTCTAAACAGCTTTCTATTAAATTCCGCTTCTATCTTTTCATCAAGTGGTGATATTGTATCAGTAATAAATCCTAATTGATATGCTTCAACATTAGAATAAGTTAAATTTGAATTATCAAATACTTTCATTGGAGGAACACCAAAAAATCTACATATCTCAATAACATTATATTGTCTTGTCTCTAACATTTGAGCATCCTTAGGATTGATGGTAACTGGTTTAAACTCTAAACCCTTTTCCATAACAGCAATACCACCGGGAACACCAGCAGTTACATTAAATGCTGAACTCCAAGATGATTTTATAGCATCAGCTTTATCTTGTGTTAACTTACCTTCAGCAGTAAGAATACC